TTCAAAATACCCTACAACTTATTAGAGAAACATATCACATAGTTTATAACTACATTTATGTTCTGCAAAATAAGGGGAATTTGGATGAACTTTTTGTTACATACAATATAGATACACAATACAGACCGGAGAAACCTCTGAGTGATACTATATTAGTGCATAGAAAAAAACAATCCAATACTCTTTATACAATCAATGCACTTAACGAATTAGTAAAAGAAGAAAACAATGGTGTATTAGATAAATCATTTTCTATCGATTGGGATAAATTCAAAAACTCAATCATTGTTACCAATGTAGAAGGAACAAAGAAAATTTCTACAAGAATCTTCGAGGTAATAGAATTTAATCAAAAATAATTCACTTTTTGCTTGGATATTTCATATTTTTTTCGTATATTTACTATGTAAATGATTGATAAGATATGAAAAAAATAGATGATTTTAAAGTTGGACAAGTGATTACTCTTAAACCTAAAACCAACCATGCAAAAAACAGAATCAAACAACATGGTTCAGATTGGGAAATCACTATGTTAGCAAAAACAGGTAGATTTATTGGATTAAACTCTATGAATGATACATGGAAAACACATGATGGTAAGATGATACCTGATTTTAGAAGAGTTGATATTAATAACGATGTAAATTTTGAAATATTATTATAATGAAACTTGAAACCATAAAAAATATTGTTAATGAAGTTTACCCAAAGATTGAAAAGTATTATGGGTTCTCAAAATTCCAAGAATGTACTCCTTATGTAGAACTTCACAAAAACATTTACGAAAAGTATAGTGGTGAAGAAGGTGCTGAAGGTGAAGAAGATAAATGTCACGCTGAGTACTGTTCGATGATGAATGAAATTACAATCTACTGGCCACAGATGAAAAGTAGAAAGATGGTGATTCAAACTCTTATCCACGAATACATTCACTACTTACAATCACCAAGTTGGTTCAAACGATATTACAATATGGGTTATAACTACAATGACCATCCATATGAATTAGAAGCAATAAGTTACGAAAAAGATTATAAATTATTTATTTAAAACTTAAAATATGAAATCAATACAACTAAAACAGTATATGTTCACCTTCGAAGAGGGGGGTTGGAATACCGTATGGGCGAAAACTCTACGAGGAGCTAAAAAACTAGCCGTTCAACAATACAAAGATTATCCAACCTTAAACCCACGAGTGGATTCTGTTCATTTAGCAACAGAACAAGGTTTGAAAAATGCAATGAGTTTGTTTTACTAAAATTTAAAACTATGAGTGTTATTGAAACATGGAGTAAAAAAGAATTTCTACAATGTATGAGTGATTTGTACAAAGAGGCATATGGTATAAGACCTCGTGGTATAGATTATCAATCTTGGAGTTTACAAGAACTCAAAGATGAGTGGAAACGATTGGAAGTGATAGCCAGAGAAGAATTTTGGTATCAAGATTAAAAAAAAATACGAAATTGTTTGGAAGTTTAAAAATAATTTCGTATATTTGTATAAAATATAATTAAAAGTTATGGCAAAGAAAACTACTACAAGTAAAAGACAACATAATTTCAAACCACAGATTGTAGAAGCTCCCCCTCAAGAAGAACAATATGACGAGGTTATTAAATATGATAATCCCCAAGTGGTGGCACAGATGGAAAAGGAGTGGCCAGAAATGACTGCTGAATTTAAACGAATAATGTTCACGCAATATGAGCTATTTTGTTTGAAACAATCTAACTATGGCCCTGACAACATTTCTGTTGGTTCGAAGTTAGAAACAGATGATGAAGTAAAAGTTTCACTTACAGGTCTTTGGTTTAGAATGAATGATAAAATTCAAAGATTAAAACAATTAGTTGTACTTGGTAAACAAGATAATATTGGTGAATCATGTGAAGATACTTTCCAAGATTTATCAGTTTATGGTATCATTGCACAATTGGTTTCAAATGGTAAATGGGCAAAATAAAATAATACGATTTTCGAAGGAATTTTTCGGTGGTTTTTTCGATTTTCGTATATTTATATATAGTAAAACACACACCGATAAAATTTAATTAATAACATTTAAAAGGAGTAATTATGGCTTTAGACATTAATGCAATCAGAAGTAGACTGAACAAACTACAAAACACACAAAGAAAAACAGATGCTTTGTGGAAACCAACACCAGGGAAACATCAAGTAAGAATCGTTCCCTATAAGTTCAACAAAGATAATCCGTTCATTGAACTTTACTTTCACTACAACATTAACAACAAAACTTATCTTTCACCACAATCTTTTGGTAGACCAGACCCTATTGTAGAGTTTGCAGATAAATTAAAAAGAATGGGTGATAAAGATGATTGGAAAGCGGCGAAGGCTATGGAGCCTAAGTTAAGAACTTTCGTACCTGTTGTTGTAAGAGGTGAAGAAGGTGAAGGAGTTAGATTTTGGGGATTCGGTAAAACAGTATATCAAGAAATTCTTGGTTACATTGCTGACCCTGATTATGGTGATATTACTGACCCAACTGCTGGTAGAGATTTAACAATCGAATACAAATCAGCAGAAGAAGCTGGTACTACTTATCCAACTACTACTATTAGAGTTAAACCATCAACATCACCAGTAAGTGAAGATGCTGAAAGAGCAACTGCATTTATTGAATCACAAACTGAAATTACAGATTTATATTCTGAATTATCTTATGATGAATTAAAATCAGTATTAGAAGGTTGGTTGAATCCAAGTGGTGAGAATGAATCTGATGAAACATCAGCATCTCAAGAAACACTTTCAACTAAAACTACTCCCTCATATGATATGGGTGGTTCAGTAGAAACTACAACTTCAGATTCAAAGAAAACTGATGATGTAGCAGCAGCATTTGATGATTTGTTTAACAATTAATTCCAAACTAAATGGCGAAGAAAAAAGAAATGGATTTAGCGGACATCCTTGCGGGTGAGCTAAACAAACAATCAAAAGATTCTAAGGTAGCATTTTTCTTAGATGATGATACTGCACCTACAAATGTAGATGGGTGGATATCGACTGGATGTGCTATGTTAGATGTTGCCATTTCCAATCGCCCTTATGGTGGTTTGCCTGTTGGTAGAATCACAGAAGTTACTGGTTTGGAACAAAGTGGTAAATCACTACTATCAGCACACCTTTTAGCTGAAACACAGAAACAAGGTGGAGTTGCGGTATTGATTGACACAGAAACTGCAGTAAGTAGAGAATTTTTAGAAGCTATCGGTGTGGATGTATCTAAACTTCTTTATGTATCAGCAGATTCGGTTGAACAAATCTTTGATTTTACTGAAACAATCATTGAAAAAGTTAGAGAAACTGAAAAAGATAAATTAGTTACTATCGTAGTAGATTCTGTTGCCGCAGCATCAACCAAAAATGAATTGGCTGCCGATTATGGTAAAGATGGATATGCTACTGATAAAGCGATTATCATATCAAAGGCGATGAGAAAGATTACCAATATGATTGGTAGACAGAAAATCTCTTTGATATTTACAAATCAGTTAAGACAAAAGATGAATGCAATGTTTGGTGACCCATGGACAACTTCAGGTGGTAAAGCTCTTGCTTTCCATGCCTCTGTAAGATTGAGATTGAAGAATATGGGACAAATCAAACAAAAGGTAAACGGCCAAGATAAGGTTGTTGGAATGAAGGTTCGTTGTCAAGTAATTAAAAACAGAATGGGGCCACCTCTAAGAGCGGCAGATTTTGAAATTTACTTTGATAGAGGAATCGATAATTATGGTTCATGGTTAGGAGTCATGAAAGAAAACAAATTAGTTAAACAGGCTGGTGCTTGGTACACTTACATTGATACACAAACAGGTGAAGAACTGAAATTCCAATCTAAGGATTTTATTCCTTTGATGGATGAAAGAGAAGATGTTAAGGAACAAATCTATAAAAAGATATGTGAAGAAACAATCTTACAATATAAATCAGATACACTTGATATTGATGCAATGGAAGTTGATACCGAAGGTGCTGGTGAAAATGATTAAAAGTTCAATATGAGTAAATTAGTTACAATGTTGAGAAAAAGTGCTGAGGCTGATAAAGCCAAGGCACTTTTATCTCTTGATTTATTAGACAAGAAGGCAGTTGGTATTGGTGACCACTCTACTGAAGATTTCTACAAGAATGCCGAGGAAGCACTTGCTTTACTTGCTGATTCTTTAGATAGATTAGAAGCACTTAATGTGTATGAGAGTACATCAGATAACAAAGAACTTCTTACATGAAAGAACTCTACAAAAACATTTTAGATTCGGTTGAGAAAGACCGAGACCAGAATATCAATAGACACAAGAATTCTCGTGTATTAATTATTGATGGTCTAAATACATTTATCAGATGCTGGTCATCCATTCCTACAATGAATGATGATGGCGACCATGTTGGTGGTGTAACCGGTGCTCTCAAATCTATTGGATATGCCATTAGACAAACTCAACCAACTCGTGTTGTTGTAGTATTTGATGGGAAAGGTGGCTCCCAAAGAAGAAAAAAGGTATTTGGTAATTATAAAGCTCAAAGAGATAAGAATAAACTTAGAGTTAATAGAGCTTATGCTGACTTGATGAATGATGAAGATGAGAGGGAATCTATGAAAAGACAATTCGTTTGGTTAAATGAAATGTTGCATGGGTTACCTATCACTACCATGATTTATGATGGAGTAGAAGCTGATGATATAATGGCTTATATAACAACCCAAATCTTAAAAGAAGATGAGCAGGCGGTGATAATGTCAACTGATAAGGATTTCCTTCAATTGGTTAATGATACTACCATCGTCTGGTCACCCACCAAAAAGAAGATGTACAACACATCTTTGGTAAAAGAAGAATATGGAATAGAATCTAAAAACCTTTTACTTTACAGAGTTTTAGATGGTGATAAATCAGATAATATACCTGGTGTTTATGGATGTGGAATCAAAACATTGGTAAAGAGATTTCCTGAAATAACAGGTGAAGATAAATTATCAGTAGATGATTTATTTGATTTATGTGAAACTAAAATTGAAGAAACAAAAGGTAAAATTAAAATCTACAAAGATATTCTTGAATCAAAAAGACAAATCTTATTAAATCAAGATTTGATGCAATTGGATGATGTTGATATATCGGGTCAAATTAAAATGAAAGTTTTAGATAGATTCAACGAAGAAATCCAACCACTAAACAAAATGGATTTTATGAAAATCCTACTAAAATACAAAGTAATCGGAAACTTTGGGGATATAAATGATTGGTTAAAAACCACATTTGGAAATTTAATTACAGATTAATTTGGAATTCTCAAAAATTTTTCGTATATTTGTATAAGTTTTAAAAAGAGTCAA